ATGGCCGCGCCGAGCTGGGGGATGCCTGCCATTAGAGTGTGATCGCTGTCTTTGTGATCGCCTGGCCGTTATTTTGGCCCTGAAGGATCGCGTTACGGATTGAATTTACAAGGTCGCCTTCGGTGGTAACGCTGCCGTTGACAACAATGTTGACGGTGGATCCGCCCATCGATCCCATCCGGTTTAGTGGAATTACGGCCTCTGGCCCAGCTTCGCCAATCAGCGCAGTTGTTGGGCTGGAAACGATGCCGCCGGATCCTAAGATTGGAAGACCTAATTCTCTAAATAATTTCTCTGTTGACGGAGTTAATACAGTTTTTGGAGTAGTTGGTATTGGTGCCTTTGGAAGAAGTGGTATTTGGGGAAAGCCTAAATCTTTTAGTTTTGAAGAAAGGTCTGGAAAAGTAGTTCCTGGTGTTTTGTTGCCGCCTGGGCCAAAACCTTTGAAGCTTGGCGGTAGGCTAATCTTTCCTGGTTCCGGCGCTGATGGAGCTGCAATCTTTGCACCCGAAGCTGCAACATATTTATTAAGAGCTGCGAGGGCGTCTCTCCATGATTGTGCTGCCTGGTTGCCCGGTGTAGGCCAAAGACTAGAAGGTGTTACTCCTTCTGCAATTTTCTTTGAATAATCGGCGACTTCCTTGTTTGTTAAGTTCCATTTTTTACCAAGTTTACTTATCTCTTCATCTGAAAGTTTGCCATCATTTAAGGCTGCAAAGAAGTCAAGATAAATCTGTGCCTGTGCCTTTGTGATGCCCCATTGTGCTGCAAGGGCATCGACTTCCTTTGTTGAAATCTTTCCATCATTGACTGCAAAGATTGCGGCGGTGTATAGAACAACGGCGTCTCTACTTATGCCCCACTTCTGGGATAAAACGATAACTTCTTCTGGTGAAATCTTGGAGTCTGCAACAACGCCAAGCAGATCTGTGTAACGCGTAATTGCTTCGTTTGCTTTGAGTTGAGCTTCAAGGTTTGCAAGGATGGTCTTGACTCGCTCTGCTTCTTGCAGGTTTGCCTGTCTTAAAAGATTGAGGCGTGCTGCTTCGAGCTGTATCGGATCTGTTTCTGTTGTTGGTTTAATTCCAAACTTTCGCAGCGCTGCAAGCGCCTTTTGTGTTGCAATAAGTTTCGCATCTGCTGCGGTTTGTGCCTTTGTTTTTCCTGTGGTCTTGCCAAGATTGACATTAAGACCGCCAAGACTCTTCATAAAGTCTTCGGTGGTTGCATTTAATCCATCGAATGAGAATTCTAAATCTTCGCCTGATTTATCTAACTCGCCCATCGCGCCATTTGCTGATTTTACGGCGACATAAAGACCGCCAAGTGTTGCTGCAAATGCGGCAAGGCCAGCGGCTCCGGCTGCGATTGAGATTCCGCCTGTGGCTACCGCCTGCGCTGCGGCTGCGCCGATGGCTGCTGCTCTGATTGCCTTGTAAGCGTTGACCAATGTTGTGATTGCTCCTACAAATGCTATGACTTTTGTTGCCACGAATGTTGCTGCAAATATCGCGCCGAGTGCTACGAAGACTTCTTTATTCTTTGCTACAAATGCGAAGATTTTGAAGATTGCAAAACCAAAACCGACAACGGCTTTTATTGCGCCACTCATAACACCAACAAGTTTGTCGCCATTTTCTTCTAAGAATTTTTGTATTGCTGGAATAACTTTAGTCACTAAGGTTGCAAATAATTGTTCAAGGGTAGGCAGTAGCGCTGTGCCGAGTGTTTCTTTGGCTTCGTCGAATGCAATCGCCAAGCGCTTCATTCTAAATTCAAATGTGTTTGCTCTGGCTGCGGCTGCGCCAGCGAATGTCTTTGCTGTCAAAGCAAGAACCGCATTGAGGTCTTTTGATTTAGTCATCGCGTCTGTAATTGGAACGCCTAGATTCTTGAGCGCTTTGAAGTTTCCTTGCAGCGCCTTTGTTACTGCGTTTGTGCCTGCGCTCATATCGACTTGACCGCCGGCTGAAACATCCATTGCTAAACCAAGAAGTTGTTGTCCTGCTGTAAGGCTGCCTGTTACCGAGGTCAATTTTGCAAGCGCTGGACGAAGGTCGTCGTCGACCACTCCGAATGCTCGCTGAGTTTGGTCTATAAATTTTTCAGTTGCAGCAATCGCTGCGTCTGTTGCTCCTGTGGTGTTTCTGAGCGAATTGGCAAGGAGCGCCTGGGATTTTTCATCCGCAATTGCGGCCTTGACGGAATCAATTCCGATCTTGACTGCAAATGCCGCACTCGCTGCTGCCGCTAATCCAAAGGCTTTGCCTACTTTGCCTGCAAATTTGTCGAAAGATTTGCCGAGCTTATTGATGTCTCTGGCTGCTGCCCTGCTGCCCTTATCTGAATATTGAGTGATAATCCGGGCTACTACTGCGCCTATTGCCATGCTCGGTTATCCTCTCTCTTTATTTAGATTGGCCTTCAGAATCTTCTGTGCGTCGTCCATTGCTGATCTAATATTTGCATAAATTCGTGGGCGATCGCGATCAATGACGGCATAAACTCCGCGACTGGCTTTGCGGAAGCGATCATTCATATTGCCGATCAGTTTACGTCCGGTTCCTTCGCCTGGTGTCCTACGTCCTGCTACTTCAAAGATGACGCCCGAGGCGGTCTTGTTTAAGAGTGCGCCTGCGCTTGTAGTGTAATCGGCTCTCACGCGGCCTTCTGCGCGAGTTTTAATAATGCCCTGACGAATTGCTTGCGGATCCCATGCTGGCCAGCCCTGCCCACCTCTGGTGCTCTTGCGTGGGTTCTTTGCGGCTGTTGTTCGCCATCCACTCATTGGGGGCTTGTCTGGAATCTGCTCTTTGGCAGCTCCTTCGGCTAGGCGCAGCTCGTCGTTGATAACTTTGCTCAATCTACGAGCTGCGTCCTTGTCGAATTTTTTTAAGGCGGCTGTGGTTTCTTTGATGCCGCTAATTGCGACGACTTCATTGGCCATATTTGTTTGCCGCCTTTGCCTTCTCCTTTAGATAAATCACGATTGCTTCAAGGATGCCGTCTGGTGCATCTAATAAAGCGACGGGATCTATTCCGGTCTCCACAGAAACTGCTGCTATTGAATAGGTCAGGCTGTCTCTGTGGATTCGGAATTTGGGTCTGTGTCCAGGGATACTGCTTCTAATGTATCTAAGAAGTCATTTCCAAAAGGTTTTACAACCTTGCCGTTTGCTTTAAGTGCAAGCCACCCGAGGTAGTAGATATGTTCGAGTTTCTGCTCTTCGCCGATAAGTTTTGCTAGTCCTTTTCCGAACTTTTGTTCAAACTCCACGATGATACGTGGACGCAACGGGTAGGTTGCATCTGTTCCATCGTTTGTTTTTACTTTGACGAATAATCCATCCATCTTTATTTCCCCCTATTTTCTTTAGGATGTTGCTTTGGTAATTGCGCCGGAGATCGGCCAAGTTACAGATGCGGTTGCTAATTCACCAACAGATCCATTTAGTGGAGTCCATTCTGAAACTAGCGTAGAGAATGTGTATTGTGGATTTACTGTTGTTGTTGTTCCTGCTACTGGCTTTGCAACAACGGAAACTGCTGTTCCAAGTAACGGATAAATTGTTTGCTCGACTGCTGATGTTGCATAGTCCTGGTGAAATTCGAACGTCACAGAATTATCTGCCAATCCAGCCACACGAGTTTTTGCTGTGTTTCCGAATGCAGTTGTTTCGACGATATCAAATGTCGAGTTTAATGTGATGCTCGAAATATAGGAACTCAGATCTGTGCTTCCAAATACAACGGATGCGTTTGTTAATACAAGTCTTGCCATTATGCGACCGCCTTAGTGATTGCTCCGGTTACTGGCCAAGTTACAGATGCTGTTGCCAATTCACCGACGGCTCCGTTTATCGGAGTCCACTCTGAAATAATAGCAGAGCAGGTATAACTTGGATTGAATGCGCTGGTAACGCTGCCGTTTGGCTTTACGATTACAGCTGCTGCTGTTCCTAGAAGTGGGTAGATTGTCTGTTCCACTTCGCTTGTTGCATAATCCTGGTGAAATTCCAGGGTGATTGAATTGTCTTCTAATCCAGCAACACGTGTCTTTGCTGCTGTTGATGAGAATGCTGTTGTTTCGACGATATCGAATGTTTCGCTGAGTGAAACTGATGCGACCAAATCGCTCAGGTCTACTCCGCCGACGGAGATAAATGCGTTGGTGAGAACTATGCGAGCCATTATTTTGTCGCTCCTTCTTCTGTTTCGGTTTTGATGGATGGGATTTGTGGTGCTGTATTACTTGCTTTGATGTGGTTTCCAGCGATCAGAGTTTCTGGACTGAGTCCTGCATCTTGCAATTCTTTTGCTGTGATTGTGTCGCCTTTGATTTTGCCGCAGACTTCTCGGTTTGAGATTACTGTATATGTCATGTGGTTCTCCTTATCCCCAGATTGTTAGGCGGTATCGGTAAGAGAGGAATGTGACTGATTGCGAATCGTATGTTCCGGACTCTGCGCCTACTACTCGCAATGTCTGGCATGTTCCGCCAAGCGTTCTATCTCCCTCTATTGCTGTCTTGATAGATGTTGCTCCTGTTCCTGCAAGGTATCCATCTAGCTTGTCCTGGCCTGCTCGCTCTGAGAAGCGTTGGACAATCACATAAATATCTACATTCGCCTGATCTAATCCCCGGGCGTTATCGATATCGAATGTGAAATCTAACTGCCCGACGACCGCACATGGCGGTGTGAGTGGTTCTGGAATTACTTCGTAAACTCGAAGTCCTGAAATTGTTTGCAGTCTTGTCTTTAGCCCATCGCGGACTTGGCTTGGTTGCATTGGCATTATTTGGCCAGCCCATTGTTCTTGCGGAATGGTCGAAGCAAGGTTTCAACATCTGCATCGAGTTTTGCTGCCAGACGCACTGTGCCTAAGTCTGGGCTTCCTGCGATTCCGAATGGTGATTGGCGGCGTGTAAATAAACGAGCTGCCTGGATCAAGGTTGCCATGTTGATCTCGGATGGCACTGCTGTCCATCCCCAGACGCCTGTAATTTTGCATGCTTGTGGTAAATAATAAGGCCAAACGTATCGGCCAATCGCAAGAATGCGGTTGACTGGCCATCCGCGCTGTGGGTTATTTACTGGCTCGAGCATGTAGTCGCTGGTTGACCAGACGGTATCCCATGTTTGGTTAAAATTATCGTCTGTTGCGACTTGTGTAATCGAAACGCTATCGTCCATGTTCATTGTCCAGGGATCGAGTGGGGTGTAATAACGGGCGACAGGTGATTGTGTCGTTCCGTTCTGGTAAAAGAAGCGCCCGGTGTAGTCGTCAATCATGCGGCTGGTCGCTGTAATCGCGGCTTCAAGTGGAACGTCGTCGACGCTGTCTGTGATTGCAAGTGATGCCTTTAATTCGGCAAGTGTGCAATAAGCATTAGTTAGGGCCACGCTTCGTCCTTCTTTCCGGTTTCGGCAGCATTGCGCGTTCTAGTTTGGGATCGGCGGTTGCTGTTTCCTTTACCGGCTTGCGCCGGATTTTTTTAATCTTTCCAAATATCATGATGAATCTCTTCCATCCAGAAGTTCTTCTGGTGAGGCAATATTGCGGCTGTGTTTACATGAATCTTAAATCCAAGCGCTTTGACTCTTCGGCAGAATAATAAATCTTCGCCAATCCAATCTCCATTTACTGGCCCATCCCAGAACCAGCACCATTCTGTTCCCTGGTTTGAATCTGCAACTTCGCGCATCTTCTCTAGAACGCTTCGGTGGATGAGCATGCATCCGGTTCCTGCTGCGTCAATCTCGAAGACTGCGTTCTTGTCATATTTGTAAAGTGGAAGGAAGCCATCAGCTGAATCTTGAAATATGCAGGGAACTGGCTTTGGGTAAGGCTTGCCTGGCACTCCAAATCCTGCAAAGACAAGGCCTGCGACGATTGGGCGTTCTTTGTCGTGGGCTGTGTCGATCAATGCGTCGAATGCTTGCGTCGTCAATTGCTCGTCTGAGTCCAACATAAGAAGCCAGTCGCTATCTGTGTTGTCTAGAAATTGTTTGACCACTCGGTTTCGTTGCTTTGATAAAAGTCCGGAACCTTTAATTCTTACAAATGGCCCGAGCCTGCTGCTTCTTGCTTGAGCGAGCTGAATAAGCCGATATGCAAATGATCCGTTTACTAATCCTGGATCGCATGAACCGATTGTTACTTTGTGTCCTGTTTTCATTTGTTTCCCCCTGTTAAGAAGTGCAGGACGAGTGACTCGGGGGGTGGGCCACTCGCCCTGCACAATTTAGTGCTGGCCTTCTATTAGAAGGTTGGTGCGCTTAGACCTGTGCCTGAAATGATTGAGGCTGCAAGTGGGTAGCGCTCTGCTGTGTATGCGGCGTAGCCGTAAACAACAGACTTGATTGTGAGATTGCCAGCGCCAGTCGCATCAAAGCGAAGAGCGAATGGTGATCCTGGTTGTTCCCACAGATGAGATTCGCTTGCTGTTACGCAATAAATTTCGTCTTGGTTTGTTGTTGTTCCGTATGTTGTGCCGATGTTTGCATCGGTGATGATTGGAAGTCCAAGCATTTGGTATCCAGAGTTTCCGTATGCTGGTGCTCCGCCAACGCCTACTGCGTTCATCGCGCCGTTTGCTGCTGGAACAACAAGCGGACGGTTTGTGCTGTCCACTGCTGCGAGTAGAAACGCGAGGCGACGTGGGTGAACTACCCAGTGTGATGGTGAAACGAATGCATTTGTTTGGATCTGTGCAATCGCATCAGCAAGCTTTGGATAAAGCAGGCCGACTGTTGGTGCTGTTGATGTGAATGTGATCGCATTTCCGCCTGATGCACGAAGACCCTTGATTGTGCCGGCTGTGCCTGCACCGTTCAGGATTTGTGAGTCAAGTGTTGTATGCCATGACTTAATCAAGTCAGCGATTACGAATGAATCGATGCCTGTTCCGCGCTCTAGTGCTTGGCGAGAAATATCTTGCTGACCAGCAATTGTGCGGACGTTGATTGTTAACAGGGTGTCGTCAATATCTGTTTCTGATATTGCATCGTTCTGTGTAACTTGGACGGCTGTTGAGCTGCCTGTTGTCATGCGACTAATATTCAGAGTCATTCCACTTGGTGGAAGTGCCATCTTGTTTGTCGCTGCGTCTGCGAATGGACGGCCTGCGCGTGCGAGTGGAGCTGCAAGATCGACTAGGTATTGTGGAATTACAAGACCTTCGAATTGTGGAGTTCCAACATCGCGGCGTTCGATTGACTCTTCACGCATGTGGCGTGCAAGGCGTTCGTTTGCTGCGTAGTCATTTGAGAATTGCGCATTGAATGCGTCCTTCACGAATGATGTGCCTGAGTTTGCTGAGTATGTGCGCTCTTCGCGTGTAACTGTTGCGCCGCCGACATTGCGTGGCATTACAACATCTGAAACTGCTGAGCGGATTTCAGATGCCTTTGCATCTGCATCTGCTTGTGTTTTCATTTTTTCGATTTTTGCATCGAGTGAGCGTGATTCTTCTACGAGTGTATCCACCTTTGTGGTTTCCTCTGCTGTTAGGTCAGTGCGGTTCTCTTCTGCTACTGCTTCGAGAACTGCGTCCATCTCTGACTTGACTGCATCACGACGCTCGATCAACTTATCAAGGAAAGACTTTGACATGTGTTGATCTCCTTCTGATTAGGGTTTGGATCAAAGTGGTTTCGTTTCTTCTCGCGGCGCATGTTGGGTGCGAGAGGCGCTCCG